GGTAATCGAATCAATACCTTATCCGTGGGAGGGTATGAATAGTATGACCTATGGTATGAGACTCGGTGAGTTATGTACCTATACTGCGGGGTCAGGCATAGGTAAGTCTAGTGTAATGAGAGAACTAGCTTACCACATAATTAAAACAAGTGGACATTCAGTTGGTTGTTTATTTCTAGAGGAATCTATTGAACGAACAACCAAAGGTATTATGTCTGTCCATGCAAACAAACCATTACACTTACCATTCTGTGAGTCGACTATGGAAGAGAAACGTACAGCATGGGAGGCTACCCTTGGTACAAACAAGATAAGAATGTGGGATCACTTTGGTTCTACTGATATCGATAACATCATAGCCAAGGTACAATACTTAGCTAGTGGATTAGATTGTAAGTTTATTATACTCGATCACTTGACTATGATTGTATCGGCAATGACTGGTGACAATGAGAGAAGAGCAATCGATAGTATAATGACACGACTCAGAACTCTAGTCCAAGAACAGAACATACATCTGATGTTGGTATCTCATTTAAGTAGACGAGCCAGTTCTGATAGTGGACACGAGGAGGGTGCGATAGTTAGTCTGTCACAACTCAGAGGTTCACATGGTATTGCGCAGCTCTCTGACTTTTGTTTCTCATTAGAAAGAAACGGACAAGCAGAAGACATGGAGAAGAGAAACCAAACTACAGTTCGTATACTGAAGAACAGATTTAGTGGAGAGACTGGACCATGTTGTTGGTTACAATGGCATAAAGATAGTGGTCGCTTGACTGAGATATCTAACCCAAAATCTAAAGACAACGATGACTTCAAGGAGGTAAATGATGGATTCAAAGTTTGACACAGTAGTTCTAGATATAGAGACCGATAGTCTCAATGCCACCAAGATACATTGTATATGTATTCAAGACTATGCTACGGGAGAACAGAAAGATTTTATACAAGAGCAAGGATGCGAAGAGTTTAAACAATTTCACAATGATGAACGTAAGTATATTATGCATAATGGTATAAGCTTTGATGGCCCAGTATTAGAAAGACTACTAGGTATCACAATACCTTTGGAAAATATTATTGATACACTTCTTATATCTCAGATGATCAATGCGCATATAGATGGTGGTCATAGTTTAAAATCTTGGGGTAAGAAACTTACACGAGGTGGTAAGCTGGAGTTCAAAGACTTCGATCAATACTCAGAAGAGATGCTAAAATATTGTCAACAAGATGTACATGTCACTCGTAAACTAATGCAACACCTAGCGCCAAAGATAACGAGGTTTAGTACAGAGAGTGTACGCATGGAACATCGCATCAGAAGAATCATAGACCAACAAGAGAAGAATGGATTCTATTTAAATGTAAACAAGGCACATGATTTGTTGGAAGAATTAAAAACAAAATCAGAAGATTTAAAGAAAGACTTACAAACTATATTCCCAACAATATATACACCACGATTTCATAAGACTACTGGTAAACCATTAAAGGATCATGTCGATGAGTTTAACCCTAGCTCTCGTAAGCAAGTAGCCGAGAGGTTACAAAAGAAATATAGTTGGGTGCCTAAAAAAACTACACCAACAGGACTACCAGTAATTGATGAGAAAGTTTTAAAAGAGTTGGAGTATCCAGAGGCTAAGATGATTGCTGAATATTTATTATATGAGAAACGTGTGTCACAAATTAAATCTTGGTTAAAGAATGTTAAAGATGATAGTCGAGTGCATGGCAGAGTTATCACACTTGGTTGTGTCACATCTCGTATGAGTCATTATGGTCCTAACATGGCCCAAGTCCCAGCAAGTTACTCGCCTTATGGTAAAGAATGTCGGTCACTGTGGACTATAGAAAACCCAGATAAATATTGTTTGGTTGGTTCTGATGCTAGTGGTCTAGAGTTACGATGCTTTGCGCATTACTTAGAGAACCCAAAGTTTACAGAGCAAGTGGTTGATGGAGATATACATACCTACAACCAGAACATTATAGGATTAAAAGACAGACCGACGGCAAAGACGTGGGTGTATGCTTTTATCTATGGAGCTGGCGATGCCAAGCTTGGCCAGATAGTCGGCGGCAATACAGAGGCTGGACTCGCTAGTCGTAAACGATTTATAAATAAAGTTAAAGGTATGAAGACACTGACAAACAATTTAATTAATTTATTACAACAACGAAAGCGCAAGTATGGAGAGTACCAATTGGTTGCGCTTGATAAAAGAATTCTACTTGCTCGATCTATTCACTCCAGTTTGAATACACTTATTCAAGGAGCGGGTGCAATTATATGTAAGCAATGGCTACTTAATATAATTGATGAGGTTGACAAGCAGAACGTGGATGCCAAGCCAGTGGCTAACGTCCATGATGAGGTACAGTTTGAAGTACGTAAGGAACAAGCTGTAGATTTTGGTAACATAACAAAGGAGGCAATGAAACGTGTAGAAAAACAATTTAACTTACGATGTCCACTAGATAGTGAGTATTCAATCGGCACGACTTGGAAAGAAACTCACTAACTGTTGACACCATTGGCAGTATGGTATACTGTCCAAGTGTTTCTTCGGAGACACTAACTTTTACAAACTTTTATATAAGGAGAAAACTATGCCAGTAATATCTGGAACTGCATACTGGGCGAAAGTCCACCAACCACACTTTGATCAGTACAATGAGCAAGGTATCTTTTCCATTGATGTAACAGTGGATGCAAAGACTAAGAAACAACTACAAGATTTGGGTCTTGGTCCTCGTATTAAAAACAAAAATGACGAGAGAAATGATTTCGTCACTATTAAAAGAAAGTACACTCGTAAGGATGGTACAAAGAACTCTGCACCTCGTGTTGTAGATTCTAAGAAAACACCTATTAGTTCTGATGTTTTAATCGGTAATGGTTCATTGGTTAATGTAGCCTTTGATACCTATGATTATAACGTCGGTGGTAATCAAGGTGTTGGCTCATCTTTGAAAGCTGTACAAGTAACGAAACTCGTAGAGTACAGTCCTTCTGAAAATTTAGATGAGTTTAGTGAAGAGTCTGGATACCAGGCTAAAACTAACGGCGCATCTAAAAATGAATTGGAAGACGATAAGCTTCCGTTCTAATGTCTAGTAAGAAAAGCATAGATACTCTTGTAAAAGATATTTACAAATTGTTTGATGAAGGTAACGATAGAAAACCAACACCACATGATTTAAATAAATTTGCAGAGAGTATAAAAGATGCTGTTCTTACTTACTTAACAGAAAAACAATCTGGTAGCCGAGGTATTCGTATGTCGAGCCTCGGTAAACCAGATCGTCAACTATGGTATGAGTTATATAAACCAGAATTAAGAGAACATATGCCAGCTCATGCACGAATTAAGTTTTTATATGGACATATGTTAGAGGCACTATTATTATTACTATCTAAAACGGCAGGTCATTCTGTTACTGATGAACAGAGAACTTTAAAACTTGACGGAGTAACTGGCCACCAAGATGCCGTGATAGATGGAGTCGTTGTTGACGTTAAGTCGGCATCACAATTTGGTTTTAGAAAATTTAGAGACAACGACATCACACCAGAGACTGATGCCTTTGGGTATCTTCATCAGATTGCTGCATATTCAGAGGCTAATAACAATGACAAGGTAGCCTTTCTTGCTATTGATAAACAGAGTGGAGCACTAGCACTGTGTCGTCCACATAAATCTGATGTACCGAATGCACGAGAAAGAATTAAACATTTAAGAGTTGCGTTAAAAGACAAGAACAAACCACCACCAAGATGTTATGATGAAGAACCAGAGGGAACATCTGGTAACATGAAGTTAAGTGTAGGGTGTTCATACTGTGCATATAAAATTGACTGTTGGTCTGATGCAAACGATGGTCATGGTTTACGTAAGTTTATATATAGTAAAGGACCACGATGGTTAACCAAGGTGGTTAATGAGCCTAATGTTTCAGAAGATATTCCATGAGTGTGCTGCGCAAAGAAAAAGGATTTTACAGATCTATCTTTGAAGCTACTGTTTGTGGTAAGCTTGATGAAGATAAAGTTGACTTTGAATATGAAACCCTAGTCATACCTTATGTAGTCCCAGCGATTCGAAAAACATATACCCCAGATATTATATTATCAAACGGTATTATAATAGAACTCAAAGGACAACTAACAAAAGAAGATAGAGCCAAACATCTGTATATAAAACAACAGAGACCAGACTTGGATATTAGATTCGTACTACAGAATTCTAGAAATAAACTTTACAAAACTAGTAAAACAACTTATGGTGATTGGCTTAGTAACAATAATTTTATATGGGCAGATAGATTTGTACCAGTGGAATGGATAGATGAAAGACCAAAAGAAATCAATACAACAGACATATTCGTTAAACCCAAACCAAACCCGGATTGCTATAGACCCTACACTCGATACGATCACAGAGGTAAATAAAGAGGGCGAGAATGAGAGAGCACTATTCAGAGCCGTCATCTACCAAGCCTTACTTGATGCCAGTAATGAAAATGAAAACGTTTCTAAAGAATCTGTTCAAGTTAGGGAAGAAGCTGTACGATGGTTTAGTAAAAGTGTTGGTGTCACTGCTACTTGGTTTGTTGATGTTTGTGATCTTGCTGGCCTTAATTATCAGCAAGTTCGTTCTTTTGCTAGGAAACTTATTAATGACCCAGACAACACAGAGTTCCAAAGAAAGAGATTAAATGTTTTACTAAACATGACCCACAAAGAGGAGGCAAAATGACAGACGATTTAGTAAACAACCCACCCCACTATAAATATAATGACAAGGGTATTGAGTGTATCGAAGCCATCGAAGAGGTATTTAAATAGATATATTGAATTACTAGAAAAAGAATGATAGTATCTGAGGTTCCGATACTTGAAATAATCTGTTCACTGAGCGCATGTGTATCAGTTTATTTATATGGTAACGGATCACTGAAAGCACCATTGTTTGGTATTTGTTCACAGTTTTTTTGGTGGACATGGACGATACAAGAGGGTCTATACTTTATGATGATGCTCAACGTGGTAATGACATTAACACATATTAGAAACATAATTAAAATGAAAGGGAGACGATGACGACTTTACCAACTGTTTATCAACAATTTATTCACAAGTCTAGATATGCTAGATGGTTACCCACCGAAAAGAGAAGAGAAGAATGGCACGAAACTGTGTCTCGTTACTTTGATTTCTTTGAGAAACAAATAGAAAAGAATTGTATGTACAAGATAGATAAGAAAACAAGAGAGTATCTTGAGAATAAAGTTTTAAACTTAGAGGTTATGCCCTCTATGAGAGCACTGATGACAGCTGGTCCCGCCTTGGAAAAAGAAAACATAGCAGGGTATAATTGTTCTTACATACCCGTAGATCATCCCAAAGCTTTTGATGAAATACTTTACGTACTTATGTGTGGGACGGGAGTTGGTTTCAGTGTTGAAAAAAAATATACAGAACTTTTGCCTAGTGTGGCTGACGATTTCCACGATACAGAATCTGTGGTCGTGGTCAGAGATTCTAAACTTGGTTGGGCAAAAGCATTTCGGGAGGTCATTACATTATTGTATGCCGGGCAAATCCCCAGGTGGGATATTTCTAACGTGCGACCTTCAGGGGCACGACTTCACACTTTCGGCGGACGTGCTTCAGGTCCTGCACCGCTCGTGGATCTCTTCAACTTTGCAAAAGAAACTTTTATTAAAGCGAAGGGCAGAAAGCTTACCTCGTTAGAGTGTCACGATCTTGTCTGTAAAGTAGGTGAGATTGTTGTAGTCGGTGGTGTCAGACGATCGGCTATGATTAGTTTATCTGATCTTAATGATAGAGATATGAGAGATGCTAAGTCTGGAGAGTGGTATAGAGTTGAGGCACAAAGAGCCTTATCAAATAACTCAGCTGTGTATGAAACATTTTT